TTGCCCATGAAGCGGTTCTGTGTGTTTCTGTACGAGCAATTAAATTTGCTCTATAAGCACCAAAACCCAAAATGGTATTACGCAACGCAGTACCAGTTTGTTCAGTAGACAACCCATCATTGTAACCACTATTTATAACATTTTGTATTCTATTTCTAGTTGTTTCATTGATGTCAGTTACCATAGTACCAACATTTTCCTCAATATACAAGTTTAACTTTCTATCAAACTCACTATCGAAGTCTTTTACATTTTGCATTCTATCTAGAGCATAATTCTTAAATGCGTTTGCTATAACTGTATATTGTACTCTAAATAAATTTTGCAATGTTTTTTGATTTTTATTCATATCTAATGATATTAAAAAAAAAGAACCAGTTTTCCAAGTTTCGTTGATTTCATTGGCTAAATTACGATAATAATTGGTCATTACTCTATTAAAATTTTTAATAAAAGGTTCTCTTAACCTATTCTGTCTATACCATTCTCTTTCGGCAACTTTCTTAATACCAAATAATTTTACTTGTCTTTCGCTTACTATCATTAGTGTAAAGTAGTGTTTGGTGGCATATCATGTTCTGATACCATAATATCTGAAAAATCAATACATCTAGTTGCCATAATAAATGTTGCTAAATGTACAGCATCTTCTTTACTCGGTAATGAAGTTACTCTTATTACAATATTACACTCGTTATTTGATTTATCTTCTTCTATAAATAATTTTGTTTCTATTTGTTTCATTATGTAGCTAAAGCATGTCCTGATGGTAATAAATCTAGGTCAAACTTTCCTCCTTGAAATCTGCCAGTTCTTACAGCAAATAAAAACGCATTTACTCTGGCATAAGCCCATTGGTCTGAGCTTCTTACACCTGGTCTTACAGAAGCTGGATTATTTCTATAAGCACCTACACCTCTTCTAAATACAGCACTTAACATTCTTAAAGTAACTCTTTTACCTTTTCTATCACCATACTTATCGTTATGTTCATCAACTTTCTTTTTTAAAGCATCTCTTACTCTTGCTGATAATTGTTTTTCTTCATCAAACTCTTGTGTTGCTTCTATCTCAATAAGATCATCAAAGTTTTTTCTACCCTCTGTTTTCTTTATGACTTCTAAAATAACATCTTTCATTCCTTGTTTGCCAAGGTTACCAATTACACCCCATTTCATTTGTGCAACTACACCAGCTACACTTGATAGGTTTGGTTCTTTACCACTTCTAAATTGTTGTCCATCTCTAAAATGTCTTGCCGCCCATGATTCTCTTTCTTTAATCCAATCTAATACTGCAGGTGTTTCTGAACCATCTCTAGCTTTAACCCATAAATTAAATGCTTCATTACCTCTAATATTACCACCTGCTCTCCATACTTTTGGATTATCATTCTTTACATTTTGTGCAAAGTTAAAATCAAATTGTGGTCTTTCACTATTTCTTAAACTAATTTTTTTATTATCACCTCTTTTAGGAAAATTTGTAATTTCTTGTTTTTCTTCTGACATATCTGCATTTTCTAAATCGCCTTCTATTTTTGGTTCTTCTGGTATATCTTCGTCTACTTCTGGTTGTGATTCGTCACCAGCTACATTTAAAGGCATTAGAGTTGCAGGTACTAATAAGCTATCACCACCAGCTATTGGTTCATAACCTAATTGTTCTCTAGCTTCATTTCTAGTTAAGATACCATTTTGTACCCCTTGCGTTACAGACTCAAACACTCTAGTTCTTTGTTCTGCCATTGCTGGTATAGAGTCAATGTCATATCTTAATTCTAAATCATCACCAAACTTTGGTACTAACCATTCATTCATATCTGATTGTATTCTATCTAATAGAGGAATAATTGTTTCGTTATATAATGCTAGTTTAGCTTCTGCAAAATTAGAATAAGTTTGTGCATCTGGAATACCAATTAGCTGACTTGGTACACCAAAAATTAATGCTATATCTTTTGCAGACATATTTTTTAATTGTATAAAATCCATATCTTTTGGACTTAAACCCATTTCTTTCCAATCAAAATCTCCCTCTAATAACATTGGCTTACCTGCATTACCTGTACCACTAAATCTTTGTGTTAAGTCAGTCATTAACTGATTTCTTTGTACATCAGAAAGTTGTATCTGTGCACCAGTTTCGTCTTTTGGTTTAAATACAACAGCACCACTTGGTCTTGCACCATTCTGTAATAAGTTTACATTATGTTTGTTTGCCAAGTTATGTTGGTCTATATCTGTTGCCGCAGATTGTATTGGAGATAAACCATAATAATCGTCCATTGGATTAAATAATTTTAAATGTTTTACTTTTGATTTACCTGTAGCTTGGTCTACTTCATAACTTTCAACAACTTGTCCACCAACCATATAATTATATGCCTCTGGTATTGCTCTTGACGATCCTTTAATTCTAATTCTGTCAGGTCTTAATGTGTAAAGTTCTATTGGTGGTGTATTCTCAGCACCACTTTCTAAAATATAACTATTACCTGATATTAATAAATATGAATATAAACTTGTAAAAAATTCTACTTGACCCTGTACTGGATTAGGATTGTATAATAAATCTAATATTGGGTGTTCTTCTACTAACTGGTCACCTCTGTAAAGTTCTATAGCTACTCTACTTGCATTATTAGAAATTAAATCAATACATTTTTTAACAATAGCATTTTCTGAATAACCCTCTGTAGCTAATTGGTCATATCTAGTTTTCTGTTGATAATCTACACCAAGACTATTGTAATAAACAATAGGTGCTTCTTTAACTTCTTTTACTGGTTCTTTCTCGGTTGTTTTAAATACATTTTTTATATTATCAAAAATTGCCATTAACTTATTCTCCAATATGCTTTACCTGTAGTAGCAGATAAATCTGTTAAAGCCCACACTAAAGCATCTAGTCTGTCAGGAGAACCACTAAAACTGACAGGATTATAATTACACATTTGATCTTCCAAAAAAGGAAGCGGTTTCTCATGTTTAACTCGTTTTTGCTCATATAAAGCACTCACTGGTTCTGCTCGCAAATATTTACCTTTAGTTGCTCTTACACTTCTATACGAAACATTCATATCTATTGTTCTTACAACTTTTTCTACTAAATCGCCACCATTATTTACTTCGGCTATTATTTTATCAGCATCATACTTATAATAATTTTCAACAGCTACTCTTGCCCATGCATCTGGAGAATAACGACCTGATAAATCATCTCTAATATAAAATTTATTATCTTCGCCTCTTGAAGCTACAACTATACCAGTTTCATTAGATTGTTTAGATTGTGTTACTGCTGGATCAATAGCAATTACTGTTCTTGGATATTCGTTAGGTTTTTCGCCATCTTTTAACAATGCTTCTTGTATCATTCTTCTATTCCATAAAGCACCTTCTACATCTTCTAAAACTTCTGCATATAATTCTTGTCTACCAATTCTTGTACCTTCATATTTTTCTTTTAATTTTTGTATTGCTGAGTCAGCTAAATTTTTAACATTATCAAATGTACTACCTCTAGTAATGTGAATATCTTTAGCATTTAATAAACCTTTTAATAAATCTGTTGGTTTTGGTGTAGTTGTAATAATACATTGTGGTTTATCACCTAAACGCAAACCAAATAATAATTGGTCATAAGTTTCAGGGTCTCTCCAGCTACCAAGTTCATCACACCAAGCTCTATGAAATTGTGGTCCTCTTAATCTATCTGGTTGTTCAGCAGAGAAAGTTTTATATATTGTGCCATTTTTTAATTTAAGTTCACCAATAGACCTATTCCAGTTTTCAATAAGATCAGGGTCAATACAAGATAATAAACCTGATACACCCTCTACACAGGTATCTCTAGCATCTCCGAATGTTGGCGTAACTATGGCAATTCTTGTATTTGGTTTAGTTAATCCATAAAACGCAATATCTTGTGCGCCAGTTCTAGTTTTACCCCAACCTCTACCAGCTAATACTAACCAAGTATTCCAATTACCTTTTGGTGTTCTCTGGTTCTCTCTTGCTGTCTTGAACCAATTCAGATGGTTTAGTAATATTTTTTGGTTCGGTAAACTTAATTTCGTCAAATACTCTTCTGATTTCAATAAGTTGTTTTGGTTCGTCAAAGAGTTTATCTCCATCTTTTCCTGTAAGTTCAACATGATTTGTTTCTTTCCAACCTGCTTGTGTTTTTAGCCAAAATATCTGTGCTGTTACATTACCCTCTCTGGCTAATTTAAACAAAGATTGTGATATTACTGCATTTGCTTTAGCTTTGCTAGTATCTAATTCATCTCTGTAATGTTTTCTTAATGTGGGTTCTGATATTTTAAGTATTTTAGACACCAATTTTTGTGGTACTCCAGCTATGGTTAATGCTTCTACATTTTTAGCATCTTCATCTGTTTTTTGATATTCTGGTCTACCAGCATTATTTTCCATAGTTCCTTTTTTATATACGAAAAAAATTAATTAACCAATCTAAATAAGGGTTTTTAATAGTTTTTAAGGGTAAATATTAGCTATTTAAACGAAAAAAATAGATGTTCTACTAATGTTCTTAAATAAGGCGCTATTTTACTAGCTTATTTTATCTAATATATTTTAATAATTTCTAATAAAAACTATTTACATCAATCCAAAATTGTATATAATTGTAAGCAAGTTTAAGGTTAGTTTAGACTTTCTAAGATAGGAAAATAAAAAGTCACTCAGTAGTAGTTAGAGATTGGCAACCTTTATACTGGTTTCTACGGATTAGAAGTTCAGCTTCCAATAGTCTAGTAGTAAAGACTTGGTTACTACAAAAACCTTTTTATAAGTTATTTTGAAAGGGGTATTTATTTACCCCTCTATATATCGTGGCGGATATATACTGATGATAAGCCATAACTTAAAAGGAGAAAACATGAAAACATCTATAACACTTAATACACAAGACAACATTGCTAAATACCTTTGTATTTGGAATAGTGGTGAAATCGTACAAATTCACACAGAAAAAACTTTAAGAGAAGATTACAAAGATAGCAATTTGTTTGATTGCGAAGAAGCTAATGAAACATTGTTTGATGATGGTGATGAATATATGACTTTAGAAGATTATTTAGATACATCAAAATCAGATAAATATGTTGATATTAATTTTAGAGCAGACAATATGGAAATAAAAAGAATAATCTAAATCGAAACATGGCGGCAAGACACACTTCATTTATGAATTGAGAGTTGAATTAACATTCAGCTTGTCGCCTTGTCTAGTTAGTGTGGTGGCTAACTACTGATGAGAAATACCAATAACTAAAAAGGAGAAACAATGACAACAGTAAAAGTAATAAAAATAGAAGCTAAAGATGTAAATCGTAGACCTTTAAATGTTGGCGATAAAGTAAAAGTTGTTGCTGATATTAAGTATCCAACAGTTACTATCGGTCAAGGAGTTATAGGTCATATTGAATCATTTACAGATGATGGACATCCACAAGTATCTTATAATTATGATAATGGTACTGGCTTTATCTGTTCAGGTTCTTATCTTGAAAAAATTGATCTTTCAAGTTTAGAAAAAGATTTAATAGCTTTATTTAAAGATATTAAATATTGTACTGGATATATGACAGATAGTTGGGGTGATACTGATATGCTATCTAGAATGGCTAGAGAAGATAAGATTAGCCCTTGGTCTATAGAAGGAGAAGTAGACAAGTTTATGTTAAAACATAACATTAAATTGTAAACCGAAATAGGCGGTATTATTATCGCCTATATATCTAGAGTGGCTTCTAGATACTGATGAGGTAGCCAATAACAAAAAAAAGGAGAAAATATGAAAAAAGACGAGTACATAAATAAAGTTGCTAATGATCTAATCAAAGCAATGAAGACTGCTGGTACAGATTTTATGTTACCTTGGATAAAAACAGGTATGCCTAAAAATCTTGGCAGAATTAAATCTAAAGACCCTTACTATTATGGTATTAATAATTTGGTTCTTTGGATAGAACAAGACAGAAAAAAATACTCATCTAATATTTGGGGTACTCTTAAACAGATTACTAATGCTGGTGGTAGAGTAAACAAGGAAGAGATGAGAAAAGGTACACAGGTCGTTCTATGGAAACCTACTACTTACCAAGATAAGTACAAAGTAAATCATGGTGAGAATAAGATTGGTGACAAAAGAATTGTTAATTCAGTAATGATGCGATTTTTTTGGGTTTATAACTTAGATCAAACTAATCTTAATAAAGTAGAGAAGCTAGAAGGTGCTAAAGGTAAAAGAGATGTTGAAACTTATGTAAAAAATACAGATGTTTCTGTAAAATATGGTGGAGACAGATGCTTTTATGTACCTAGTAAAGACTTTATCCAAATGGTTAAAAAGAGTAAATTCAAATCTACTGGTGATAGTAATGCTACACAAAATTACTATTCAACACTTTTACATGAATTAACTCACTGGACTGGTCATGAGTCAAGACTAAAAAGAGATATGGCAAGTACATTCGGTACAGATGGATATGCTTTTGAAGAGTTAG